ATGAGGCGGCACTCGAGAAGTCGAAGATGGAAACATTCAAGACTCTCACAACCTTTGTCCCACCAAAGCGCTACGCTGAGGTGGAAGGCAAAGTTGTTACTGTCCAAAGGACTGACAGTGAGAACCGCATTGTTGATTTCGGACTGATTGTGGAAGAAGTTCGTAGAACGACCACAGAGTTGTTCCGAGGAGTGGAATTCGATCCCTCCCGTGACATCCGCTCTGTGATGCCTTCTCTCTCTGCAAACTACAACCGTACCCGTGGCAAACTGGGAACACTCGGTCATATGCAGGCAAATGGGGACTTCGATATGCCTCTGGAAGAACAAGTTCTTCCTGAGTTCGATATCGCCTACCCGCATTTGGAGGACTACATTCCGGATCATTGTAACACACGATCTGCGAAGACTAGCTCTTCAATGCCCTCTGGTCTCATCTATCAACCAGAGGAGAGTCGAGAAGGAAGTGGCGAACCCACTACTTCACCTTTCATAACTGCTCAATTCCTTTCTGAGAGCAATTTGAAAAACCGTTTCAACACCGTCTTCTATCGAGCTTTACGCAAAGCTCAAGAAGAGGAACCTCTCGTCGAGCTCGTCTCGTTGCCTGAGGCTCTCAAGGTCCGGACCATTTCCAAGGGTCCCCCCTACACGTACTATGTACTTAAGCAAGTGCAGAAGTTCATGTGGAGTGTGTTGAAAGATCATCCTGTCTTCGCCTTGATTGGGCAGACGGTTGATTCTGACATTCTCAACAATGTCATCGGTGGACAGTTATCTGATGGTCTCGGCTATCTCTCCGGAGATTACAAAGCCGCCACTGATAATTTGCGAGGTGAACTCTCTGAAGCAGCCTGGCTAACCTTCTGTGATATCGCGAAGGTCCCGCAAGGGCTTGCTGTGCTCGGTCTTCGTGCACTGACCGGGCACACCGTCCAAGATCCCGAATCTGGACAGGTACTTGAACAACAGGCCGGACAACTGATGGGGAGCATTATTTCTTTCCCCATACTATGTATAGTCAATGCAGCTGTCTGTCGTTTGTGTCTCGAGATTGATAACTGCAAGCAGTTGTCTCTCGGAAGACGCACACGGGGTGGAATTTGGAAAAATGTTCCACGCTTGTTGATCAACGGTGACGATTGTCTTTTCGTTGTCACCGAGAGAGGTAGGAAGGTTTGGGGTGCTGTGGCCCAGCTGGCAGGTTTGGAGGAATCAGTAGGTAAAGTCTATTACGCCACTGATTTCGCGAACGTGAACTCTACGAATTTCATCAGAGTTTATGATAGCTTCACACAAGTTCCGTATGTGAATCTAGGCTTGCTGTTCGGTTACAAGCGCTCAGGAGGA